CAGCGTTTTCCATGCAGCGTACAGCAACACGTAACCTGCATGCACCAGCCTCACGAGGCTGTGGGAGTTGCTACGATCGAAAGACGGCCCATGACAAAAGAATCTCGGATCACCCCTAACCCGGGCCGAGCGTTGCTAGACCAGCTGGTCGCTACGTTAGTGTTCGAGAAAGGCCGTTTGGAGCGGTCAGCCTCGCGTCGGGTTTCCACCGACTATCCAGCCCACACTCTCTAACTCTATATGCCGGGAAAAGAGACACCCGTAACTGTACCAAGAACCCGCGGCGATGCGACACACCAAGAGGTGTGCGTATGACCGACGTGGGAGCTGCGAGACGGAGAGAGAAAAACACGGCCGTACACCACCATATGCCTACCTCCACCCACAAAAACCACAACAAAACCAACCAAAACAAACGCAACCATTCCAAGAGCAACAAGCCCAAAAGGCCCGCCGCCAGTCGCGCCAAGCCCGCACGACAAGCAAGGGGCAACCCTTACGCCGAGATGGTCTCGGATCCATGCAACGCTACGCTGTTGCCTGGGATGTTCGGTACCAGCGAAGGACTCCTCGCCCGAACCAAGTCTACGCTTCACGCGAATATCGATCCACTCGCCAGCTGTGGCTATCTGCTGTGGTGTCCGGATTACACAGACGCACCCGGACGCGACGGCTGCTGTTTCTTGTGGCAGGGCAGTAACCCTTCCCAGCAACCACTCAACACACAAGCCACCCCTTTTGGAACCAGTGCCATCACCGGTTCTTCCATGCTCACCTCGCACTCCGTCAAGGACCCTGCGGGATCAATCATCAACTCCACGATCGTCGACGATGTCCGATGCATCGGGGCGTGTGCCAAAATGTCCTACTTTGGACGTATGGCTGACGCCGCCGGTGAGATCGCCATCATCAACAACCTTCCAATCGACCAACTCCTCGGCAAAGCGCCTGCCGGGAGCGATTCCGTACCTGCCAGTGTCAACGATATCATGTCCTACGCCAACCATTCCGGAAGGCTCGGCATCGATCCAATCGAGCTCAAGTACCGACTTGACCCGGAGCACTCCGGTACCTTTAGGTCTGAGGAAGACGCACTCATCACCATCGGACAGGGCATCGCCTCGTCTATTGGCGTTGCCGCCACCACCACTGACCCGCGCGTCTTTGGTTTCGTCTGGCGCAACGTTGCTGGCGACCAATCCTTCACATTCGACCTCACCAAAAACATCGAGTGGCGTGCTGAAGTCGGATCAGGTATGACTCAGGAGGTCATCCGGTCCGTCGGCCCCACTCAGGTCGCTACGGCTAACGCTGCAGTCGACCGTGGTCGAACCCGAGGGAAATGGCTCAATGTCGCCAAATCAGCTGCCTCCTCGGTAGCGAAGATGGCCTTCACTGGCAGCAGTGGAGGCGTGCAACAATTCCTTCGTGGAGCCATCAACTAACCACCCCCTACAACGTGTACCCACATTCACATCCACCCTCGTACGTCTTGTGCTCACAGGACGTGCGGGTGCACCCAATTACTCCAAACAACTGAAACTTGCATGCCGCACACAGCGGCTGTTAGACAACACCAGTAATCAGGTCAGATCTTAGCAACATCTGGCCTACCGCGCAACCTCACGAAGTCTGAGCTGCCGTCTTCCTCCCTTTACAGCTAGGGGAGACGGTAGGATGCTATCTTGAGTGAAAGACACCGCAACAACTCTGTACAACCATCATGTCGAAGCCCGCCCGGCGAAAGAGGCACCAAAACAAGAGAACGGCACTCCATAATTCAAACGACAAACAGAACGAAACGCACCCCGACGGCAGCAAGAGCAGTCCGGGTGGCGCGCACGCACACCTTCCACGCCGAGGTGAGGCTGCCAACAAGAAGCATTGCTCGTCCCACAGCGCCAGGGACGGCAACTCCGGGTCTTCGGACCCCGTAGGTGTAGAAGAGATCTTCTACACTTCCTGCGCCTACGCCGGCGAGTGTCCCTTCAATGGGCACTTCCACCGGCGTGCTGGCAAAGGCACACGCAACAACGCCGAGATCCGGATCAAGGGAAGACGGAAGACAAAAATCCGCTACTGCGCTAAGCCAGGCAGTAATGAGGGGTGCGCCGAGCATGCGCATCTCGAGGAGCAACAGGAGCATGTACACACCGTCGCAGCCGACGAGGGGGTGCCCATGCCATTCGACGACCATAACCCCTACGACCCTGATGCGGTGGTCGGAGGGTTGGACGGTCAACCACGTCAGCCGCCGCTGCTGACACCCTCGCAGTGGCAGAACGAAGAGTTCGCTGACAACTGCATGCTAGAAGAGCCAGGACCTACGGTCCAAGCTAGCCACTACTCGGTCTACCAACCGAGTGAACCTGTGCAAATACTTGCCGGCCCAGAGCCGAACCGCCGCGAGAGCGGCGAGGAGAAATTACTTCGCTTGCCACAGGATCCCGTTGAACCCACCCTTGTTCAATCGGAGTCGCCAGACCTAGCGCATGAACCCGATGTTGAGGAGAATCGGCTCATGATACACCCATCCGAGGAGCCCGAACTCTTCGAAGTTGCACTTGACCATGTGCAAGCACCCCAACCACCACCTGGCGCCACGCTGGGCGACGGGATATGGGCGGGGTATTACGTTGACGAGAAGACCCATCTCGCAACGTCTCTCGACGGCTCTGAAGTCGTCGGTTATTATGGAGAGTTCCATCAGATGAGGATCGACCTTGACGCAAGACTCGCATACAACGATATTGGTTTGCCGACCACTTTCATTCCGTGGCAGATGTACACGCGTGATTACACGCTGTACAAAAGGCCACGCGGCAACCAGTACCATCGTAGAATGTGGGACAGAGTCAAGGACTTCACAGCCGGTGCGGTTACCACCCTTCCCTTTGTGGACGCCCGTGAGATCACGGATCCGGATGCGGATCGTGGCGACATGGGGACTGTGTCGAAATCTTCGACAATCATGCGGAAAGAGTACACCTTTTTTGGTATACCCGTCACCGCGGGCACCCCCGACAAGCAAGCGTGCAGCATCATGACCGAGCACGGTTTCACACACATGTCGATCATCGAGATCAACTGTCACCTGTGGGACCTGCTGATGGAAGATCGTTCCATCTACGCCGCCCTCGCTGTCAGCAATGACGGGTCGATCAGATCGCAGACCAGGCAGCTAATTACAGCTGTCGCAGGTAAGCTTTGTGAGTCGGACCCAGACTTGCCCAAGAAAACAGATCCTGTTGTGTACCGCACGGTGCTCGCAGTTTCTTGTGAGAAGATCAAGATCGGCTTGACTGCTCTACAGCTGAGTACCAACGACAGCAAACGGCCGGATTTTCGGCCCACGGGGCAGGTGTAAGCGCACGCACCTCCCGCCCCACATTTCGCATTGGCGTTTCCCTTTGCGATGTGCGCGAATCTTTCGTCTACGACGAGAGTTTTATGGTCTTGTCGGACCCAGGTGGATTCTTCCGTGACGGGGAGTTCCACTTCCCCGACGACCGACACGGAGAACCCGAAGCGTTAATGCGTGCCGACGACGGCACGTACAGAACCGTCTTCGGGCCATCCGTGGCGCATAACGGTGTGATCTATGGCCGTAATGATAACAACATGGCGCTCGCATTCCGGCGAGTGTCAGCAGCGCGAGAAGGAGATCTCGCGTACCACAACCACCTCTACCAGAAACAAACCGCATTCCTCCACCAACACCGAGCCGTTTTCGACGCGCTCGCAGAGAAGTACGCAGGCCACTTCCTTGACTTCGTTAGCGCAGCTGCTGCCGCTGACGACCACCACGCCGATCCACACCAGAAACGCGAGCTCCGCATCCAGGCTTACGCCGAGCTCGTTGACACCGGAGACGTACACCAGCCCCTCTGGGTACAGTCCATAGCGATGAAGGTCAAGAAGGAGGAGTGGGCTAAGTGCAACAAGATCCCTCGCCTCATCGCCGACCTTGGAGTAGCTTCTAGCCTCCAAGGCTTCGCTGTCACTGGTTTGCTCAAGGAAGCCATGGCCGCAGAAACGTTTGTCTACCGAGGCATAACGATCCAATTCTGCAAATCACCTGCAACCTCAATGCTCCGCGAGGTTTTCCACAAGCTGCTCAACCCGCAGGGTGTTGGGTACTTCGTCTACTTCTCTGACGACTCCTGCTTCTCTTTCCGCGACGCCAGCGGGAAGATCACCACGTACAACATGGATATCAAAAAGTGTGACGCGAGCCATGGTCCCACCATCTTTGATGCCCTCCAATGGGTCACTCCAGAACGAGTCCGACCCGCTGTCAGCACGCTCGTCGACCAATGCCGATTGCCTATCACAGTTCGATCTGTGCATGACAAACGGCACGTCGTCAAGCTGCAGGCCAACCGTCCTAAATTGTACTCAGGCAGCACCATAACCACATCCATCAACAACCTGGCCAACATGGCAATAGCAATCGGGATTGCAGATAGGGCGGCCCACGCCCCTATTGACCCTCAACTGATCCACGCAGCGGCGGCTGACACTGGCTATCTGTTGAACGATCTCGAGCCCGCGACGCAACCGCACGACATCCAGTTTCTTAAGCACTCACCTGCTTTCGACACTAACGGTGACATGCAGCCGTTGCTTAATTTCGGTGTCCTCCTACGTGCCTCCGGCACATGCAAAGGCGATCTCCCAGGTCGTGGGGACATCGAGACGCGCGCCCGCCGTTTCCAGGGTGGACTCATCCACGGGATGTTTCCACGCGTAGACGCTCCCGTTCTACGTACGATGCTATCACACACTTTACCTCCCGACGCTGCGGTGCGCAAGACGCTCGTCGAGCAGTTGAAGTATACCACCACTTCTGATGAAGAACAGACGCTCTCTTTCACCGATGAGGAGATGCTCCAGCGCTACCGGCTCACACCCTATCAGTTCGAAGACTTGCTCTACGGACTTGATGGCGGTTTCGAGACGTCGTACGCCTGTTCTGGCTCCGCCAAAGTCCTCGAGTTGGACTACGGGGGGCTCTCATCAGCTTACAACACACCCATCTAAATCCACACACACACAACCTGCTGTCGTCACACAGCACCGTGCTAGGCATCTCACGATGTTAAGCGACAAATTCCTGTCGTCGGCCGAGCACC